AAGGTATCCATCCACTTGACTATTAGGAGAGAACTGGTCGAGAAAAGTATTACGGAAGGTTCCTTTAACTGCGTAGAGAGTTGTTGTCTTATGCTCAATGATAAGAACATCCTTACCTTTCCTAACCACTTTATCCAACCTGCCAACGTAGAACAAGTCAGGATTATTCGGATCGAGTGGGACGGCAAAGGGCTGTTCGACAGCGAGTAACTCACACTGTCCCATAAATGACCTTCGCTGTAATAGGTATTCATAGAGCATTTCCTTCGCATTAAACGGGGTTCTTGGTTCGAGATCTGCTATCTCCACAGCACTCATATCGTCTGGATGAGGGGCTCCTTCCTCGCACCACTTCTCAAGAAAGCCTAGATACGCCGCTTCAACAACCTCGGTATCCCCCATTTTGGGGGCGTCCTTAGTAACCAAAGGCCACATCTCGTCCATAGCCGAATGCCAGCTACTTCCAAATACTAGTGGTGGGGACCAACCCCCAGACGGAACAAGATCAACAGCGTGTCGGAAATAATACTTCCTAGGACAGACACGATACTCCTGGACGCGAGTGTTGTCAAAGAAGTTATCTTTCATAAGTAGGTTCCTTGTTCTAGTTATTGTGATTGCGGGGGATTATGTATGTTACACGCAAAGCCCTTAGCGATCAAGGGCTTGGGGTCAGAGGATAAAAAATAATGGAGAGAGGATTATCCAGGTCCAGACGAAAGCTATAAATTCTCTCTTTATGGCTTTATTAATATAGTCGTAATATTCGGGAGAGCCATCTTGCTTAACAAACTGCACCATATCAAGCCTCGCAGGAGGTGGAGCCAGTTACAGGGTCAATACGGCAAGCGGCGTTCTCATCGTTCTCCTGTATGATGCCAAACTTCTTACCGTTGAGATTAAATGTAGTGCATCCCTTAGCCCCGCCCTTGTATGCCTGTAAGTAAAGACGTTGGAATTCCTTGTAAGACATCTGACCTTTCTTCTTTCTTTTATCCCCCTCAACACCCGCTACATTACAAGTCTTAGACACCGCGCTGTCCACATACTTCTGCGCGGCGCACAACACTTTTACGTGATCAGACCCAGATATCTCGTAGGTGGTCTTGCTTTTTACATTATGAAAGGCATAGGCATAATCTCTCAGCTCCACTTCGACCTGACCTTCCGGCATATGAACAAGACGCTTTTGTTCCAAAGCCATCGGAGGCTCGATGCCACTCGATACATTATCAGCACACATGGAGATAGTTCCTGTTGGAGCGATTGAAAGAAGGAGGCCATTTCTTAGTCCTTGCTTTTTGATTTTATCCCTGATCCGTTTTGGTAGTGATCCAGCAAAGCCTGATGCAAGCCACTTGTCGGCGTTGAAGCTTGGGAATGATCCGTGATCTCTTGCTGCATTCGACGAAGTGTTGTATAGAACATCACGAAGGGTTTCGAGAACCTTGCTCTGCATCTTAATATACTCTGGCGACGCGTATTTAAGTCCAAGCGTTTCAAGAGCATTTGCTGTTCCCGTGATGCCAATGCCCATCCTTCTTTTATTAAGTGCTTCTTCCCTTTGAGCCGCGAGTGGGTAGCGTGTATTGTCGATGATATTGTCGAACGCACGGCAAGCAGTTGCCGCATCGAGCTTAAAAAGGTTCCAGTCAAATTGGTAGTTAATAGGGTTCCCATCCTTATCTCCTGTTCCCATTGGCATCTTTACTAGATACTTAACTAGATTATGTGAACCTAAGAGGCAGGCTCCATGTGGAGGAAGGGGTTGTTCACCACACGGATTGGTGGCCGATATCTCCTCGCAATATGCAAGGGGATTTTGCTCATTTATTCTGTCGATAAAGAGGACCCCTGGGTCGGCCCAATCCCAGTTTCTCTCCATGATACGTGCCCAAACATCAGACGCTCGCACCGTATCATACACCTTACCACCAAAGCAAAGGTCATAGGATGCGTCCTTCTCGAGTGCATCCATAAACAGGTCTGTAACAGCAACACTGATATTGAAGTTAGTAAGATAGTCGTCAGTTGCTTTAGCATTGATGAACCTCATTATGTCTGGGTGATCCACACGCAGGACACCCATCATCGCGCCTCTACGGTGGCCAGCACTAAGCACAGTATTGCACATAGAATCCCAACACTCCATGAAGCTAACAGGACCGGTGCTGTAAGCTTTGATGCCAAGGCCACGAATAGGATCGCCATAAGGACGAAGTGTGCTAAAGTCCCAACCACAACCACCGCCAGAACGTAGTGTAAGCATACTATATTTGAGTTCATCCATTATTCCTTCTGAAGAATCTGGTATTTCCCCACCGACGTAGCAGTTCATGGCAGTTATATCGTAAGGGCGACCAACTGCAAGTTGCTGACGGCCAGCGGGCAGTATCCTTTGGTGGCGTAGACCATCCAAGAGATGCCTGAAATGGAACTCATCGTCGGCGGCCACTCTCGCGTACCGTACGCAGTAGTCATCAAACGTCTCTCCGTCTGCTCTATATTTAGTTGCATGTAATTCCTCACTGTATGGCGTTCGTGGCCCGTACATTTGGTGTCCTTTTACTTGAATGGAAAAAACCATTATTGCACATTCCCTCTTAGTGAACAAGCCGTTGGTTGAGCCACTTCGCGGTTTCTACCTCTCCCTCTGTTGGAACCTTCTCTCTTGCTGTAAGAGCAAGATCTATTTCTCGTGCATCAGAGACGAATTTTATAAATTCTTCCTTATCCAATGCACAGAAGGTGTCCTGTCTCCCTTCTATGTCCTTCTCAAGGCAGATATGCTTTTCAAGAATGTCGCCTATAGGAAGGCTTGCTAAGGCAATATTAGGCCCGGCACAATGGTCACTATATCCCGCTTTACACTGGAAATCTTCTGGAAGTTGGGATAGCATATGCTGGAGCATAGCTATGTAAGGGAGGTTTGCTCTATGAGCTGGGCACGGATACTCTGAGACACAATGGAGTATCATATCTCCTGGGCGCATAGCAAGCCCTTGTACTTCTTCGTGGGTTTTCATACCCGTACTGATGATTAATGGAACGTCAAGAGTCCGGGCGTGTTCGATTAGATGCCATCCTCCTGAGCCTATTTTTACATAATCAAGAGGCCATTTGTTATTACCTATATGATTTATAGCCCAGTCGTCATGGGGGGTAATAATAAAATCGGTGCCTTTCTCTATACAGGATATAACAAGATTGTTTATAACATCAGGTCCGATCCAAGGCAACTCCCGAGTTGGGCCCCTTAAACATTTTTGGAACCATTGTATCTTAAGGGCGTCTGCACCAGACTTGAAGCATATGTCAGCAAGCTGCTCCATTCTAACGGAACTGCCTTCGTGGTCAACACCGGCCTCCGCAATTATATAGACCATTATTCTTTTAACTCCTCCTTAAATCCCATAAACCTCATGCAAGCGTCATAAATCCTATCGTATTTCATTCTTCCTATAAGTCCATACGCCGTGCCGGGAGCTTTTGTAGCTTCGAACTCACATTCAAGGGAGGCTTGCTTAAAGGGGATATTATCATGTCCAACTGCCGACCATTTTATATCGCTTCCTACACAGCCAGTTATTATTAGAATAAAAAGAGCGCATAAAATTCTCATGTTTGCCTCCACTTAACTGTTGGCATGATTGCCTCTTTGTTGATAAACTTAGCGTATATCTCAACCTTCTCTGCCATACGCTGAATAGTGCTCTCAAGGAACCCGTGGGGTTCAAGACCTAGATCTATCAATTTGGTATTAGACGCATTGTAATAGTGATCTTCTTGCTCAACGCGAGGGTTTTCTATATGCTGTATCTCTGCACCTGTAGCATCAGATACCATACCAGCAAGATCGTTTATATCAAACTCCTCAGTGAATTGGTTCATTACTCGAAACTCTCCTGCCTCCGCTGGATTTTCGCAAGCAAGCTCCACGCATCTGAGAGTATCTCGTATATCAAGGAATCCTCGGGTTTGTGTTCCGCTTCCGTAAACCGTAAGAGGTGTTCCTGCAATTGCCTGAGTGATGAAGCGATTGATAACTGTTCCAAAGATTGCGTCGTAGTGGAAGGAGGTAGTGAGACTTGGGTCAAGTTGAGTCTCGTCTGTATCGGTTCCGTAGACGATACCTTGATTAAGATCGGTAACTCGTATTCCCCAGGTTCGACAGGCAAACTCAAGGTTATGACTGTCGTGAACTTTAGACAGGTGATACCAACTTCCGGGACGCTTTGGATACAGGACTCTATCTTTCCGTCCGTTATGTTCAACATCGAGCCATCCTTCTTCTATATCTATATTGGGGGTTCCATACTCGCCCATCGTCCCCAACTTTACGATATGTGGTGTCGAACCACAATGCAAAACCGCCATTAGGACATTCAAAGTCCCGAGAACATTGTTCCGTTGGGTGTAAATGCACCTGCCAGCGTCCATCTGTGAGTAGGGAGCCGAGGGCTGCTCTGCATAATGGACAATAGTATCGGGCTTGAAATCTTCCACTATTTTGTATAGAAGCGAACGATTTTCCGCTACGTCGCATATCCACATCTCCATTGAGTCGTTGTGGTTAGCATCTATTGAGTTCCACTTTCGAACTCGCTCATGTAGGGGCGGGATTGACCATAAGGGTCCACAACCAATCTCAGCTTCCCACTTTCTCTTTGCAAGATTATCTATAACCCCAATAGTATGTCCTCGCGCCGAAAGATACATGGCGGTCGGCCAGCCCAGGTAACCATCACCTCCTAGAATTAGTATTCTCATCCTGCTCTCACAATTTTTCAGAAATTTTAAGTTTCATTAGTTGTATCAGGAAATAAAGGATTTTCCATATATCCATAGAGATAATGTGGACGGTCTCTTTCCAGGAGGGTAGCGTTTAGGGGGAGCCTTACATCTATTCCCCTTTCCTCAGCCAGCCCCATGAGCCATGTAGTTTGTTCTAATCCTGGCTCGGACGTGGGTCTTTGCCCTTCTTCTGTATAATATGCCCGCCATCGTGGGGTGGTTTCTTGATATAATTTAACAGTCCCATATTCATCGTTTGGAGAGAAATCGCATCCCCAAAGTGTTATAGCTTTGAACCTTCTTGCTATCCCTAATGCAAGGGCGAAGTTTACACTGTTCTTTAGTACGTTACCACAAGAGACACGCTCTAGGACGTAGCTTAGTGGATACTCGACGCTATTTGGATATTCAGGATAGACCTTAGAGGTCATAACAGGCATACCAACACTATCTATCTTCTTTGCAACGCCCCTGTATTGCTTCTGCCTCTGCATCCATCGTCTATCGTCCATAGCGACGCACATATCTGCTTGTTGCAGAACAAGAGCCATTCTATTAATAACCCAGGTGCGTGTAGTAGGGGGCTTTCTGTCCGCCATATAAGCCAGCACGTATGAGAACATACTTTGACTGCATCCTACAATGGATAGTGTTGCCATTATCTGTCTCCATTTTCCCAATAGCCAGCCTCAACCATCGTCCTTGCAACCTCGAAATCAGTTTGGTCGTCAATGTCAGCAGCGTCGAAGCGGTCAATTTCTAGGTGGGCAGAAGGCTCTATAAAGAAGCCCGTCTTAATGAATTGTGTCCGAGTTATGACAAGATTGCCGAACTTATACGTCGGCTCTTTCTTCTGCTTATTCCAAGCTATTGCTCTTTTCCCAGGGAATAGGAAGCGTACCCTATCCTCGTCCTTCTCTCGCTGGTTTATCCAATGATAGTTATGGGGGACTTTGGTTATAGTGTACGCACTATGAACCAGGGGGTTTTTCAGCTTAATTACTAATTCCTCTATCTGATATTGGCGCACGAAAGGGCTTGTTGGTTGGAATAGCGCGACGGCATGTGGTCTGTTATGTTTCTCCAAGTCTCGGAGATATTCAACTACTACCCTATTAACAGCAACGTCGGAGCCGCATAGATGCTTTGGACGCTCGACAACTGTTGCTTCGGGGTAGTTACTTTCACAATACTCCCTGATCTTTTCATGGTCGGTGCTTACAACGACCCGCCCGAAGCTGTCGTTTTCGCAAGCGGCACGGAGAACCCATCCGACTAGGGGTTCGTCGCCCAGACGTAGCATATTCTTCATGCCTACTGTTTCAGAGCCAGACCTTGCTGGGATGAAGGCTAGAATATTCACTTCTTATTCCTTCCCCGGATGGCGGCGGCTATATCTTTAGCATGGGCAAGTGCAGTTGATCTTTCTAAGTGATGGTTAGACTGGTTCATAACAGTATCCCCTTTACACGATCTATTATATATCTCTGAGTCATACTCCAAGCATCCCTCGTGCTTCCAGCAATATGAGGGGTTATGATGAGATTAGTGTGCGTTGCTTGGTACTTTCTTGTTTGCTCCCATATAGGGTCTGTTTCTCCGTACTGGTACGCATGATCCCTGGGCAGTACGTCCAACCCTGCACCCCCCAATCTACCTTCGCTAAGAAGGCGAAGTAAGTGGTCGTGGTCG